CGTTCTGGATTCCAGGCTATGCACCGATATCAGGAGACCGAAATGATGCCGAGACGATCAAACAAGGATTCTACAAACGAGTCGGTGGAGACCCTGCGTACCTGTGCAACTTCACCCGTCGTGTTGCGAGAGACCTTGAAGCGTACTCGAGGAAGGAAGCAAAGAAGATGCCGAAAGTTGACGTTCATAGCGTCGACGAATTCATCGACCAGCTCCGATTTCCCGAGAGTAGAAAACAGCAGTATAGAGACGCCTATGCTGCCTCCAATTATTGTCGACCAAGCGCCAGTGTGTCCCACCACGTGAAAGGATTCATTAAAGTTGAGAGTTATCCACAGTACAAGCCTGTACGTTGGATAAATTCTCGAGTTGATGAGTTCAAAGTGTGGTGTGGTCCCATGTTCAAAGCGATAGAGCAGGTGGTTTATGATATGATGCCTGAGTTCATAAAACACACACCTGTTCCTGATCGGCCCGCCAAAATTAATAGGTTGGATGACAACATATTTACACATAAATATGCTACTGATTGGACTTCTATGGAAAAACATTTCAAAGCTCGCGTTATGCGTGCCTTGGAGTTTCCGTTGTATGATCATATGTTATCGAACTTACCTAGGCGGGATAGAAATTTCTTATTTACTATTTTATCAGGCACTAATATTATAACAGGAATGCATGGCATTTCTGCAAAAGTTCATGCCACCCGGATGAGTGGCGAGATGAACACCTCACTAGGCAACGGTTGGTGCAACCGTCTTGTATCCAAATTCATAGTGGAGGTGTTGAAGAAAGGTAAGTTTGTAGGATACGTTGAAGGAGATGACTCTATTTTTGCAAGCTCTGTTGAAGTCACTACTGAAGATTACCACAGATTGGGTTTTGATGTCAAGATCAATGAGTTTGATACAGCATCAGAGGCCTCTTTTTGTGGTATTATTTCAGCAGCTGATGGTTCACTAATTAGAGATCCGATTCGCGTACTGCAAACGTTTGGCTGGACATCATCATTCATATCCTCTGGAGAGAGGGTTATGATGGAACTCTTGAGGGCTAAGGCAATGTCTTTGGCTTTTGAGTGTCCTGCCTGTCCCATTGTAACAGCCTTAGCTGAAGCTGCACTTAAATATACTAGAGGTGTTACTCCTAGATTTGTAAGTGACGGTTATCATGATTTTTCTATCATTCCACGTGATGAGAAACATATTAACTGTAATAAACCTTCTGCTGCAGCTCGGGCATTAATGGAGAAAAAGTTTGGCATAAGTGCTAGCCTCCAGGAGTATATTGAAGAACTCATTAAATTGCATGACTTTGATAGGATAGCTACTATTCTACCTGCAAGTCAAAATTCATGGAATTATGAGCAACTCTATGTAGCTACTGGATAGCCACCTATACCGGGGCAGGTTGAGAGATGGGCCTAACGACCCCACCCC